CTGGAAGCCCCAGATACGGTTTTCTGGGAATGTAAGTGATACATAACCAGCTGGCATCAAAGGTACTTCAACTAATGGAAGACCAAGAACACGGTATTGAATTGGAGCACCAATTGTTTGTGGTGCAGCACCGTCAATAACACGCTCTACGATTCTTTCTGAGTTTAAGTTACCTGTTGAACCAAGACCGTTGATGATACCTGCAACTGTTTCTGTGTCAGCATAGAATTTCATTGCTGCACGAGAAGCACGGTACTTACGAGGCATTGCAAGAACTAGTCCTTGTAGTGATTCGATTGTTGTACCATATGCTGCACTGTGACCACCGTCTGTTTCTTTAGCAACAAAGCCCTCAAGAATGTTAAGGAAGTTGTTGGTTCCAGCTCCAGTACCGTTGATTGCTAGATCTTCAAGATCGTTAGCGAAAGCACGAGTCATGGTACGAACCAAGTGGTCTTCAAGACCTGCACCTTCGATGTTATCTTCAAGAGCTTCAGTTGATACTTCCCAGTCAAGACGGATCTTCTTGGTAGTTACTTCAACCTTTGTGAATGCAACATCTGCATTTGTGTAGGTAGCGTCAGCCTGTGCTGCTGCACGGATAACACGTTCTCCTACGTTCATCTTTTCTAGTTCTGCTGTGTTTGCTCTCATTGTGACTCTACGTCCATCACGAGCTAGTACCTGCTGTTCAAAGATATACTCAATAAACTGACGTGACTGTTCAGGCTGCAAAATACCGCCATCAGACACTAGATCACCAACTGGGTTAGTATTGTCAAGAACTCCTGCGATTGGATCGCTTACGCCTCCAATTCCACCAGATACGATGGAACCTGCTGCAGCAGCCTTTTCTAGAATTTCATTGTTTTCTGTCATTTTTTATTTCACCTCCAGTTTTCTCTTTAATGATATAGGTCAGCGGAATTGAGGAAACGTCCACCCCACATAGACCCTTTTTTGATTTGTGTTCCCTGAACGACACCGCCAAGGTCGCCAGACTTGCGGACAGCGGTTTCGTCTTCTAGACCATCTACACGCTTTCCAAACTCTTCAAGATTACCTTTTACTGCTGTAACTTCCTCTGTTACTGTAGTAACGCCCTTTTTAAGGTCTGCAATCTCTGCATTTAGTGATTTAATTGTTGAAACAAGTTCACTCACTGCCTCTGTTACTGAAACCTTGATTTCGTCAACAGCCTTTACTAATTCAGCATCAGCTGATTCTGTAGCAACAGACTTTTCAACTACCTCTTCTTCAGAAACTTCTTCTGCAGGAGCTTCTTCAGGATCAGCGGACTTTTCAACTGTTTCTTCAACAGCGTCAACTGCATCAACTGATTTTTCTACGGTTTCTTCGGCAGGAGCTTCTTCAGCAGCTGGAGCTTCAACTTCAGCAGCTACTTCTTCAACAGTGTCTTCTGTAACTTCTACATTTTCTTCTGACACGTTGTTCTCCTCCTTTATATTGTTTTCCACAATTGACTCTTGATTGTCAATCGCTGTATTTTCAGATGATAAATCTGAATTCTCTGATTTTGATAGGCTATCTACGCCAATAAACTTATTTAACAGACCTTTAATAGTCATAGCTTTTTCCGAATCCTTTGTTTCTACGAATCCAATATTTTCCATAGTGGAATCGCATGAAGGGCAGCTTGTGCTGTCATCTGAAGCTAGTCTGATCAAATCATCAGTCTTGCACCAATAGACATTTTCAAGGTCTGCTTTTGTAATTATACCAGTAATTTCATTATGCCCATTTACTTTTTGAATAGACACGATATTTGCAAATTGATTTGCAGGATTATCTACTAATGATAATTCATGAAGTTCATATTCTTTTACAAGACGAACATTTTTATCCATGCTCTTATTGTACATATCTTCAGACTCTTTGATTACTCCACCGATTGAAAAACCCGAAAGAGTGCCGTCAAGAACTTTTTCCCAAGTGTCTTGAGCACCTTTGGAAATGTAAGCATCAACGTAAACACCGTTATAAAAACTGTCAGAACTTTTATCAAAGAACTTCTCCTGTCTGAAATTTACCATTCTACCAACAGCAACTGGTTGGTGCATTTCACGAATATTTCCTTTAAATTGTTCAAAAGCTTTTACACTTACCTCAGAAGGAACAATGTCAGATTGCTTGTCTACGTTATCCAACGTTGCAAACCCAGAAACGATTCTTCGTTCCTTATCTACCTTGGCGATTGGCATTGATAAAGATACGTTGTCTTTATCTGATGACCAATAAGCCTTATTTAAAGGTGTCATATCATTCCTATTATATATGTGTTTTATTATATTTTATCAGATTGTTATATTAACCTTGTACCCTGCCTTCTCCACCAGGATTTCTTCCTGTTGGAGTTGAGGCAGAGTCTGTTGCGTTATTAGTTCTTTCCTGATCTCTTCTTCTTGTTCCTGCTGTTTGTGCGTTTTGTTCTGCTCTTTGTTGAGGGGTCATAGCGACTTTTTCATCGCCGTCTGGCATTAAAGGTAAGCCAAGTCTTGGTCTGATATCGTTTGGAGTAATAACCTGCCCCCTTAAATATCTTTCATCAATCTGACTCTGTGTATTTTCATCAGTCAGAGTAAGTTCATTAAATTTAAATTTTAGAATATCTGTCTGTTCTTTAATAATCTTATTAATTGTCTTTTCTAAGTTTTTCTGTGCTGGTCTAGCAACCTGTTCTTTAAACGTTCTATCAGATGCTAGAGCGGCTGCAATTGACATTCCTTGACCAGATCCAACCTTTGAAATTGGAACCTGATGTGCCATTAAAATATCATTTGTATTTGATTCACGATATTTTGTAAAAGATCCTTCTTGAATACCATTTTCAACTGGCTCCATCTTAAATTCAACTTTATTGTCTGGAGTATCTCCAGGAAGTGGAATAAATAATGTTCTGTGATTTTGTCCACGAAGACCTGATTGTAAAAATCTAAATAACTTATCTTCTGAATCTGCAGAAAGCTTTGCACCTTTTAGCCAGACTACATATCTTGGAACTGCCTTATTTTCAAAATAATCAATATTATATTTTGCAGCAAGTTGATCTCCAACCATTGATGTTGCAGCAGATACTGAATCTGGAACACCATAGTATGTATTCTTTGGACTGTACTTTTTAATATGAATCAATTCATTTGGTCTTGTATCAGTTGTTACTGGATTTACTGTTTTTGTATCTTGAAAGTTTTTAAAGAATACTGCCCTTTGATTTACAATTTGAACATATCCATCACGAAGTCTTCGTACACGAATTGTGGTTGCTGGAATATGACCAATATATCCAATCTCTCCATTAATCTTTCTTCCAATTTCAATGTAACCATTTCCAGTAGCTTCATAATCTGTAAATGCTTTTTCAATTACATGAGTAAATGTATCTTCATCATTTAGTCCCTCAAGCCATTCAGATAGTTCTGTCTTTAATCTTTCTACCTTTCTTTGGGCACGAGCTCTTGAATCTGTATCTTCCATCTCTTCGATTCTTTGCTTTACTGAGTCTGACATAATAAAGTTATATCCAAGACCTACAGTATTTGCTACCTTAGAATTTACTGCAGCATGGTTTGCAAACGAATTATCATAAAAGAATGCAAGTTCATCTAGATTGTATGGTGGCAGAACTACATCAAAAAGACCATACGCTGTAGTAATATCTTTTTCTGGAAAAAGCTGTTTTGAGCCAGTATTATCCTGCCCCATATAGGCTTTATTCATTCTTGAAATTCTACGCTTAAAGTTAGCATCTAGTCCATCAAATGATTTTACTAACTCTAATTCTGCGGAAAATGGGTCATATTTTTCAACAGACTTTGCATTATCCGTTCTATCAATTTTTGCTATTACTTTATCTTCAGTCATCGCCGTGAGCCTTTAGTCCTTTTGCTGCATCTATCCATGCACCTGTATCAAATTCAGATGCTATTAATCCATTTTTCATTCTATCTACTTGAACAGAATGCTCTTCATCAGAAATTCTTGTTACACCAGCCATAAATTGAGCCTTTCCTGGACCTGCACCATAATGTGCTGCTGCCTGTGTAATTCTATTGATTGCCTGAATATCATATTTTCTGGCAGGAATATTCATAAAATTTCCTTCTCCATCACCAAAAATTTTACCATTTTCCATTTTCCATACATATAAGCCATATTCTGCATTATTTTCTACTACTCTTACTTTTGGCTTATTTGGCAATTTATTTAACATATTTTCATAATCCATGACATGATTATACCACATTAAATAGGTTTATACTCAAAAGTGGTCCAGTCAGCGTCATTTAATACCTTAACACTATCAAAATCTACACTAAGTATGCTATTATCGTCACCAATAACATATGAAAGACCAAGATATGTATCAAATATATTTTTACCATCAATTGATAAAACTGTTACTGGAATTAACTCTTGATTTAGTGCACCTAACCAAGTTACTGATCCAGACAATGCTCCCCACGAACCATCTCCAAATTCTAGTGCATCAAGCCAAGCATCAGTTATGGTCAAGCTTAGTCTAATTTCATTGATGTCAGAAAATGCTGAAACATTGTTTACTCTAATTCCAGGATATATTTCTAACTGACCAGATACTCCTTCAGCCACTCCAGATATTTCTCTATAAAAGTTTATACTTTCATCTTGTAGGGATATTACAATAGAATTCCATTTAAATGGCTTTATTTTTACGGCAGTAACTTCTTTTCCATTTAAAAAGAACTTTACCCCTTCAATATCTTGGTTTGTTACAGAGTCTACTAATCTTATCTTGGCTCTTCTTTGATCTAATTCTGGAGTTAAATAAATTAAATACTCATCAAAAATATTTGATATTTTACCTATTAACTTTTCTTCAGCAAAATAGTCAGCTTCATTAAACATTAAGTACATCTGCAATCCAACCATTCTAAAGTCAGCCTTTAGAGTTTCATTTATTGTAAAAGATAGCCCATTGTCAGTAGTAGAGCCATCCCATGGAAGTACAGATATCCCACTATTTCCAGAGATATATAAATATGAATTTGTCTCATGATTAATAACTACTGGATTTTTTGCCTTATATTGATACTCGTTGCCTATCCTTGATATTGGATTTATAGTTCTGCCAGTTGGTGATCCTATTTTAAATAGACTTACTTCATCAAAAGCTAGTGATGAGAATGACATTTTTTTAATAACCATATTTTCAGTATTTATACCTTTTGAAGATATTAATATATGAGTGGTAATGTAATAGTCATTAAAGTCAACTCCATCTTTTGGAGGAAATATTATTGTTGAGTCAGATACATCAAACTTTGTAGTATTTAAATTACTTTCATTATCAAAATCTATTACCCTGTCATTTCCTATATGAACCGTATTGATATAGTCAGTGAAAGGAATCATTCCAACATTTTCTTTATTTTGTAAAGTAATGTATGATCTTGCTGACATATTTTCATGATACAGCGTTGAGTCTTCATTTTCTTTTGAATATAGTGTATATGGAATATCTATATTAAATTGAACTAAATCTAAGTCATAGTACCTTGATCCATCTTCTAAATTAATATACTTTCCAAAATACGTTAATGGCACTGAAGACTCCCAATATCCAGTAGCAGCTACATCTAAATAGGTAGTTACATTACTTAGTTGTGGAATAAGAGTATATGTACCAATATAATGAAAAAGTCCATCTGCATTTATTGCAAAACCATTTGAGTCAAAATATTCTGGATTTTTTTCTAAAAAGAATTTATTGTTTAATGTTAAAGATAATATTTTTCCACTAAAAGTTGCACCATTTATACCAGCAAAATTTAAAGAAGTGTTGTCAAGATTTGATAGCACTTGACTAGTTTGTGGATAGTCCTCAATTATTTTATCTATATTAATTCCTACTGGAATAAATGACTCTTCTTCTAATTCTTGTGCAAACAATAATTCATTATTATAAATATACTGTAAACTTCCAGATTGTATTTTTGCCTCAAAGTAGTTAGTGGTGGTACTATTTGATAGATATAAAACTGATTGATATGTGTCTATGTCATTTGATGTCTTTATAACAGAATAGATTGATTTTGTTGGATACCCAGTTTTATTTACTTTTGAAAAATAAATTGTTGAATCAATTTCTGAATATCCTGAATTTGGCTTCATCTTAATAAAAGGATATTCTTCATCTTGAATACTAAAGTTATCATAATCAAATGTTGACCAAATTTCTTCAGCAGCTGACTGACTTAAACTTGCTGAATTATTTGTAAATATGATATCTGGTAAATCTAGGTCTGGTAAAGATAGTCCTTCAGAAGTAACCTTTAAGTTATTTGAATAGCCATTTGTCCAAGGTGTTCTATCTGGATAAGATATTGTTGAATTATAGTTTGAATATGGGAAGTCTACATAAGTTAAATCTCCACCAAGTGACACAACAATGCTTTCTTGATTTTCTACACCTTGACCATAAACAAATCTTCTTTTTGCTATCTGTTCTGTAATAATGTATGGAAATATTGAAAATACATCAATTTCAAATGGATTAGTTTTATGGTGTCCAAAGAATCCTAAGTAATCCTCATCTGAGTTTGGAAAAGTTTCAATATCTAAAGAATCTATCTGAATTGATATTACCTTTTCTCCATTTATCATGAGATAAATTTCAGAAAGTGTCTGTCCAAAGTGTACCAACATTGGTCTATACCATTGTCCAACAAAATAAGATTTTACATATTTTCCAACTTTAACTGTTATAAATTCTCTTCCAACATATAAGCCATCATTAGATGATAATGGTCCAAATATCTTTAATGGAATTGTAGATTCATTATTTATCTTCATCCAAAATTCAGCTGTTCTATTTGAATATATTCCAGATTTATTTAAAAGTCCCTTTCCTGGAAAAATTAATGATGGA